GTTGGAAAGCGAACTTTCAGAAGCTAAAAAAGCAAATGAGAATCTTTCAAGCGAAGTAACAAAATTAAGCGCACAGCCTGCTGCGACTTCAATCAAAGAAGTAAAGCAAGCAAAACAAACACCTTCTAAGTCTTACGCTAAAATGTCGGCTGAAGAACGTTTCTTATTTCATCTTAAAAAATAAAAAAACAAACAATAAAAAATGGCTACTACCACTTCATTAACTACGACCTACGCAGGTCGCGAAGCAGCAGGATATATTCGCGCTGCATTTTTAAGCAACGAATCGTTAAACGCGGTTACTTTCAAAGAGAACATCGAGTACAAGCAAGTTGTTCGTCGCTTAGTTGACGATATCACTTTTGCTAACGCTACATGTGACTTTACACCAACGGGAACGGTTACTCTTTCTGAGCGTATTTTGACTTTGGAGAAATTCCAAATCCACAGACAATTGTGCAAAAATACGTTTTTGATCGATTGGGAAGCGCGTTCTGAGCAGAACAACGAACTTCACGCTTCATTAACTGACGCTATCATTGCTAACGTTTTAGCAGGAATGGGAGCGCGTAACGAGGTCTTGATATGGCAGGGAGTTAACGCTAACGCAGGCGAGTACGCAGGTTTCGAAACATTGTTCTTGGCTGACGCTTCTGTTCTTGATGTATCTGCTCCTGAAGCTATCACTTCTGCAAACGTTATCGAGGAAATGGGACGTTTAGTTTTAACTCTTCCAACGCGTGTACGTCGTGCAACTGAGAAGCCTGTAATCGCAGTTTCTTCTAACGTTGCTGAAGCATACAGAACAGCTATCTTAGGTCTTGGTGGTGGTTTCTACCTTTATCAAGGTGAGTCGGTTGTAATGAACTGGCAGGGACAGTATGACGTTATTGAGTGCCCAGGTATGTCCGACGACACAATGGCGTTTTACCAAAAGAGCAACCTATGGTTCGGTACTAACTTACTTGACCAATGGAACAGCGTAGCAGTTTTGGATATGTACACACATGACCTTTCTGACAACGTTCGTTTCGCAGCTTCTTTCTTTGCAGGTGTACAATACGGCTTCGGTGACGAAATCGCGTTCTACCAATACACTGCCTAATCTTACCATTCTAACCCTTGCATAAACAGAGGTAGCGGATTAAACACCGCTCCTCTTTTGTGCTAATAAAAACATACAAATATGGCAAATTGTGAATTGACTATCGGCTTTAATTTAGAGTGCAAAGACGCGATTGGCGGAATTAAAAAAATCGTTTTAACCCAATGGAACTCAAGTGTTGATTTTGTTTTTGACGGAGCAACAGAAGTGGTTGAAGAAATTGTGGGTGTTTCAGATAATGAATTGTTTACATATCAACTTCCAACGCAAACAGGTTCTTTCGAAGAAACAATAAACTTCAACCGTGACGCAGGAACTATTTTCTACACGCAGACGGTAAACGTTATGTTGAACAAACTAAGCGCCCCAAAGCGTCTTGAATTGCAAGGTGTTGCAACTACTCGCGTTATTGTATTTGTAAACGATACAAACGACAATTGGTGGGCGGTTGGTTATGAGTACGGAGCAGACCTTTCTACTGCAACAGCAGGAACAGGAACGGTTTTGGGTGACATGAACGGTTTCACTTTAGCGTTCACTCACGAAACACCGAAGCGCGCTTACAAATTAGCTGGCGCTCCTGCTGACATTAACTAATCAAAAAACTTTTACACATAGAGGAGCAACGCGCTCCTCTGTGATGTAATTTTAACGTAAAGGAACAGTTAGAATGGTTTACCTAAACACAAATACAGCGAATCAATACGCGTGGCTTTCGTTAGACGAAGGACGTGCATATTTCAACGTTGCCTTTACTCATTATCTTCTTGTCATGACTTACGAAATGACAGGTGAACAACTCGCGCAAGTGGTTGAAGTAATAAACGAGAACGAACGCGTAACTAAAATAAGACTAACAACGGTTGGTTTGGTCGATGCAGGTCGTTACCACTACGAAGTATACGGACAAAACAGCGACAGCAATATAGATCCAACCAACGCTTCCGTCGTTGGTTTGATTGAAAAGAGTTTAATGATTTTACAAGACGGAACAATTTTCTTTGACGTTTCTTCACCGACAATTCCTGTCGATGTAATTTATACAGGGGCATAATATGAGCAACATACAAGCAATAAATCTTTCGGCTTATCAGCCAGTTGAAGCAGTTGAAACGGAGAATCGTGCAGGTTGGATAAACTACGGACAGAACAATCTTTTTCCACAGCACCTAATCACGCTTTATTACAACAGTCCTATTCATAACGCATTGACAAACTCAATTGCTTATATGATTGAAGGGCAAGGTACGGGAACTATTCTCGACAACGCTTTGCAAGGCATCGCGTTCGATTTGAAATTGCAAGGTTCATTTTGTGCTGAGGTTATTTGGTCGTTGGACTTCACTCGCATTGTACAAATCAACCACTTACCTTTTGAGAACTGTCGTTTAGCTTACGATAAAGACGAAGACGATATCACAGGAATTTTCTACTCGAAAGACTGGGCGAACACGCGAAGCAAAAAAGGAAAACCCGAATTTATTCCTGCGTTCAATCCTTCGATTGCACAAGAACAACCAAGACAAGTAATTTACGCGCACGGAATGATGGCTGGTTCTTCGTATTACGCGAAACCTGATTACTTCGGTGCGTTGAACTACGTTGAGTTATCTTATCAAATGGGAATGTACCACGTCAATAACATTTTGAACGGTTTATTTCCTTCGTTCATTATAAACTTCTTAAACGGCATTCCGCAGAAAGAAGAACGCGAAGCAATACGTCGTGAGTGGGAAACAAGATTGAGCGGTGCAAGTAACGCTGGTAAGTTCTTGATGACGTTTAATGAAGATCCTGCACGCGCTCCACAAATCGAATCTTTTCCTTTGTCGGACGCAGACAAGCAATATCAGTTTTTATCAGAAGAAACAGCGAAGCAAATAATGGTAGGACACCGCGTTGTGTCACCATTGATTCACGGAATTAGAGATACAACAGGATTCGGAAGCAATAAGGACGAAATGGTTGTTGGTTTGGAAATCTTCAACAACCAAGTAATCAAACCATACCAAAGAATTATTGAACGTGTTTTCACTCCAATTTTAGGAGAGATAAACATCGAAATGAACTCGCCATTCAACGATGAAGTTGTTGTTGTTCAACCAACGGTTCAAACTGCTGAATTAAAAAAAAAAGTAGTTGCTGCTGAGAATGATTTTTCAGACGAACAAGGTCGTGTTTGGATTAACGCACTAAAAGAGAAAGGTGAAGTTGTTGATTTGAACGAGTGGGAATTGTTGAGCGAAGAAGACGTTACAGACCCACACAACGAAGCTAATTTCAGACAGGAATACATGAGTGTTCGCGATTACGCAAACGCTGAAGAAAGGTCTCCATTTGGCGATACAGGACTTTATAAATTAAGATACGCTTACTCGCAGAATTTGAGCGAAGATAGTCGTGAGTTTTGTCAAGAAATGGTCGGTTTATCACAATCAGGATTGTCATTTCGTTTTGAAGACATTGAAAAAATGAGCAAAGACCCCGACATTAATCCAAACTTCGGACCAGGCGGTTCAAACACTTACGATATATTTATTTGGAAGGGTGGCGCGTTTTGTCATCACTTCTGGAAGCGTCAAATTTATATCAGAAAAAGAGATTCAAAAGGACGCATTTTACCTAACGACGGATTAAACAATGATAAGCGTGTAGGTAACAATCCATTTGTACCACAAAAAGGCGCAGAAGGTGTTGCGCCAATTAACACACCAACACGAGGTTCACTTAAATACTCTTAAAAAATGGCACTACAACCCGAAGTTCTACTCATTGACGAAAATTACATAAAGAAATATACTTGGATTAACGGAAGCGTTGATCCGCTTTTGATGTACCCTGCTATTTATTTAGCGCAGGACAAGTACGCACAACTATATTTTGGAACTGACCTTTACAATCGCATCAAAGAAGACGTTGTGAACGACGACATTACAGGCGCATACGCAACCCTTCTTGATAATTACTTGCGTCGAATGATAATGTGGTGGACGATGTACGAAGTGCTTCCGCATTTGTACGTTAAGACAGACAATGGAAGTCTTGTTATTCGTACAAGCGAAGACACTCAACCTATCTCACAAACCGACTTACAAAACTACCGCGACCAAGCGCGTCAACAAGCAATGTTTTACACTCAAAGAATGGTTGACTTTTTGTGTCAGAACAGCACAGACTTTCCCGAATACACAACAAACACAACAAACCAAATTTGGTCGCAAACAAATGTTTATCCGTCGAATGCTTTTGAGATTAGTTCGGGACGCGACCGTATGCCTTACGAATACAGAAGACCAGGCTTAGGTTGGATTAGATAACTAAAAAATAAAACATGGCTACAAGGGGCAGAAAGAAAGACATGGTTAAGCAAAAGATTTACGAGGAGAAATTCCGTAAATATTTAGTAAGAAAAGAAAAACAAATAAAGAAGTTGAGCAATGAAAGTTAACGAGGAAGGTTACGCACTAATAAAGCATTTTGAAGGTTGTCGATTGAAGGCTTACAAGTGTCCTGCTAACGTATGGACGATTGGTTTCGGAAACACTTTCTACGAGAATGGAATGAAAGTTAAGGAAGGCGACGTGATAACGCAACAACGCGCTGAGGAACTTGCGAAGTTTATCATAGACCAATTCGCGGTAACGATTGAACCATTCATTTTGAAACCACTCACCGACAACCAATTCAGTGCGTGTGTTTCACTCGCGTACAACATTGGAACAAGTGGCTTCAAACGTTCGTCTGTATTCAAGAAGTTAAACATCAATCCTAACGATCCGACCATTGCTGATTCTTTCAAACTTTGGAACAAAGGCGGAGGCAAGGTTCTTGCAGGTTTGGTTCGTCGTCGTGAGGCTGAAATTCAATTATACTTTAAGTAATGAACACCGAAACCGAGATTGCTTTGATACACGAACAACTTCAAGGAATGGATAAGAAGATTGACCGCATTTACAACGTGTTAATCGGTGACGACCAAATGAAAATTGAAGGTCTGGTTAGCAAGGTGCAGAAGCACGACAAGTATATTCAGAACCAACGTCTTCAAGTCGCTCGTTTGAGTGGTATTGCAACCGCTGCTGGTGTTATTGGTGGGTTAATCGTTCAGTTCATCGTAAAAGTATTATGAAGGAGTGGTTAAAATCTTTGTTAACATCGTGTTCAAAAGTTAGTTCGAAACGAATTGTTGCTATATTTGTTACAATTAACCTAATCGTTTTTAGTTATGTGGCTACTTTTACACACTACGTTTGTCCAATTGCAATGTACGACACGCTCGCATTGTTGACAGGTGGATTGTTTGGTGGTACTGTGATAGAACGATTCACAAAACAAAAATCAAATGGCACGACCACAGACCGAAGCGCGGAAAATAGCGGTGGAGATTTGTAGCAAATTCCCCGACGCTCCTTCACACTCATTAGCATCAAAACTATTCGCTGAGTATCCAGAAGCATTCGATTCAGCAGAACACGCGAGAACTTATATTCGTACTATTCGCGGTAAAATAGGCAAGGTAAATCGCAAAAATAACGCACAAAAAGAATTGATAGACACAGCACCAAGACCTTCCAACCCATACGCACTACCAAAGTCATACGCAAAGAAACGCAGACACGTTGAATTGAAGGGGAACAAGTTCTTAATCCTTTGTGACCTTCACTTTCCATATCAAGACAACGAAGCTATTGAGTGCGCTATCAACGAAGGCATCAAACAAGGGTGTGATTCAATCATTTTGAACGGTGACGCGTTGGATTGTCACATGATTTCAGACTTCGTTAAAGATCCACGCAAAAGAAAATTCAAAGACGAACTTTATTCTATTCGTCAATTCCTTGCGTCGCTTCGTCACACTTTCCCGAACGCGAATATTTACTACAAAGAAGGCAATCACGAAGAACGTTATTGGAGATATATGAGAATTAAAGCGCCTGAGTTATTCGACATCGACGCGTTCGACTTTCCAACACTAACGCATTGCGACAAACACGATGTGAAATGGATTGACGGAAAGAGCAAACTAAACATCGGTAAGTTATCTATCTTTCACGGACACGAATTTGGAAAGCAATTCCTTCCGTCTGTCAACGTAGCGCGTGGATTGTTCATGAAGACTAAGGTGTCCGCTATGTGCGGACATCACCACCAGACAGCAGAACACAACGAGCGCGACGCTAACGGTAAATTTATTACTTGTTGGGGTGTTGGTTGCTTATCTGAATTATCTCCTGACTACAACCCTTATTCGAAGTACAATCACGGGTTCGCAATAGTCGAGAAAGGTATCAATGGAAGTTACAGCGTAAAGAATCACAGAATACACGAAGGTAAAATATTATGAACAGAAATATACTTGCTGCAATACTGTTGTTTTTTGGAACTTCAATCCTTTGGCTGCTACTTTGCTGGCATTGGTGGGGAAAGAAAGATGCAAATGTTGCATATTCCATTCTGGAAAAACAAGATAGCGTCATAAACTACAACGCAGGTGAATACCAGATGCTGCTTGAAGAACAATTAGAACTACAAGAACAAATTGCTTACTATGAAAATGCTCAACTTACAGCCAAAACCACCTATAAAAGAAATCGTTCTGCTATTGTTGTTCGAGATACTATTACTGTGGTTGATGTTATCCGTTTAGTCAACTCATGCGACAGCGTTATTGCCTCCGATTCGCTCGTTATTGACAACCTCAAAGAACAATTGAACATCGAAGATAGAAAGATTGACAACTTGCAAGAAGTCGTTGGAGCTTATGAACAGAAGTCAGACGTATTGAT